TGACAAGATTCACTTCTTTCCCAATCAAAATTCCAACCTGCATTTCTGTTAGCTTCGTGAACATATGGGTGAAGCTCTTTATATATCCAAGTATCATTCAACCAAACTAAATCTGATTTTCTTTTTCTTTGTAAATTCTTAACCTCTTCTTTATTTAATTCTCTATCACCATATCCACCTGTTCTAGCCATAACTTCTTTTTGTTCGTTAGCATAAGCTATAACATCATCACAGAATCTAGGTGTTAGTACACCACTAAAATACCAATAATAGTTAGATATATTCATAAGTTATGGTTTGAATAAAATTCAAACTGTCTTTCTGTTCATTCGTAATGTAATACATATTAGTAGATGGAAACATAATAAATTGATTATTAGTCAAAGGTATATCCCAAGATCTACCTTTTCTTCTGTTATCTTCATAATGTATTCGAACCCAACACTTATCAACTTTTACACCATACAATAATGTAAAGTCTGGTGAGTTTCTAAGATCAACTGGATCTACATCTAATAATGGTTTTGATATTTGATTTGGTTTGTAGATATCACCCCAAGAATTTTTATTGACAAGATTAATACCATACTCAAGACCAATATGATCTCGCATATATGTATTCAACATATCCCAAGTTCTTGAAAATGGAAATTCTCTATTAGTAAAAGATGATTGTAAAATGTCGCCTGATAATTTATCTCGGTCTATCTCAAAACCTTTAGGCATTGCTACATCGCCGTAATATAACGCTTGCTCTGTTAATACTTTCTTCTGCATACCACCACCATTTTTAATTTATGCTAATTGATCTGTCAAGTCCCAAGATTGATTAGCTTCATTCCAAACGTAATGCCATGCGTGAGTTGCAGGTGTATTTTCATCTGCTGGTGTATTTTGAGCTTCTTGCTCTGCAGTTAATGCAGGAGCATCACCGATTGGTGATTTCCAAGTTGCAGTTGTAGTATCTTTTACCCAAGATGCATATGGTTTTTTAGGCCAGAAGATATTGTTATCTTCGTCCCACTCATAACCTATACCTGCATAGTTTCCTCTAAATGCTTTTGAATTGTCATTAGAGTTATGTGTATTAGCCATCGTATTGTAAGATGTTTGAATCCACATTTGTGCAGGCCAATTATTGTGTGTTTCTAAATATTGTTGACCTACTGATTCATCTTCAACACCATCAGCATTTAACATATCTTTGTTATCAAGTGTTAATACTTGAATAACTTTTCCGTTAGCTCCTATTTTTGCGAAATGTGCCATAATATTCTCCTTATATATGTTTTTTAATTTTAAATCAACTATTGAAATTTGTACCTTATTATTACTACACCAGAGCCTCCATTTCCACCAAGAGAACTAGAAGTGTTTCTTTCCGCTCCACCACCGCCACCACCTCTGTTGGTTGTTCCAGCAACTGCATTATCTCCATCTTTTCTACCACCTTGTCCACCACCGCCAGTTCCACCACTTCCGCCAGGTCCCCCTGGAGGAGCAAATTGACTTCCTCCACCTCCACCCGCATAAGCTACTGGAGATGCACTAATACTTGTTGTTGCACCTGTTCCACCAGGTCCACCTGCTCCAGGAGTTCCGTTATCACCTGCTCCAGTCGCACCACCTCCACCAGCTGATCCGTACGCTGGACCGTTTGGAGAACTTGGTGTAGATCCACCGGGATTTCCTTGAGGCGGACTTGTTGGAGGAGTGTTTCCTACTCCCTGATAAGATGCAGAACAAATGCTTCTTGAACCACCACCTGATCCTCCATTTACTGCAGCTAAAGGGGTATTGTCTCTACCACCTCCACCACCGCCTGTTGATGTAATTGTAGAAAAAACTGAATTTGATCCTTTACCACCTTCAACACCAGCACTTGGTGGAGCGGTTCCACCACCACCAACTGTAATTGGAAAAGCTGTTGCAGTAACTGAAATAGGTGAAGATCCATTAAGAGGAGATACTGAATAACATTGAAGAGGACCTTTAAATTCTCTAAAACCACCAGCTCCACCACCTGCACCATGAACACTTGGTCCACCTGAACCACCTCCAGCTACAACTAAGTAAGAAACAACTGCATTTGTTGGACTTCCTGCAGCCGACACACAAAATGTACCAGGGCCTGTAAAAGTATGAATTTTACAATTTCCAGATGTCGTAATAGTTCCACCTGTAGCTGATATGAAATTGGAAGCAGGCGTGTCAAATTCATTTTCTTGAACAGATCTCCAACCAACTGTTCCATCAACATAAACTAAAGTTAAACCTTGACCTTCAGCACTTAATATTAAATTCCCTTCTCCACCATTAATTTTTTCTGAACCATTTGGTGTAAGTGTTAAAGTATTTGAATCAAATGTATTATTATAATCTTGCACTGATACGATTGCTCCTGCTGATCCTGCTGGTAAATTTACTGTAAACGCACCGCCTGTTGTGTTACAAAAATATCCTTCTCCGTTAGCTGCTGTAAATGTGGCTGTTTTAATTGACCCTGTTTGCCAATCGACAGTTCCTGTTCTACCAAAACCTGTTTGAGATGCACCTGAAGCTAATGAAACTGTATCACCTGATGCTCCAAGTGTAATCGTTGTGCCAGACTGACTAACAAGATTACCACCATCACCTGCTTGATACGCATTTGATTTTACAATATTTCCTGCAACTGCAACTGTATCACCAGCTGCACCAACTGTAATTACATCACCACTTTCGTTGATAATGTTATTATCGTCTTGGTCTGCTATGTTATCTACTTTTATTTTACTTGTCATAATTATTGAAATTTGTACCTTATTATTACCACACCAGAGCCACCAGTTCCACCATCAGCATCACCAGAACAATTATTTCCTCCCTGTCCACCATTTCCTGTATTAGCGGCTCCATTATCTGCTTCACTACTCTCACTTGCTCCACCATTTCCACCTACTGATCTTGTAACAGGTGATCCAGTAATAGAACTTGCAGTCCCTGCTCCTCCAGCTACATCGTGAGCTGAGGCTGTAGGTGCATCTACTCCGCTTGCTCCTGCTCCACCTCCACCACCACCACGTCCTGTAGCTGGGCCATTACCTTGACCACCATTAAAACCTTGTCCAGGACTTACAGGAGGTTGGTTTCCAAGACCTCTAGCACCTGCGGGGTGAGCGTTATAACCACCACCTCCACCACCAGATCCACCATTACCACCAGCAGCAGTTCCTGCTGGAGCTGGATTACTTCCTGATTTACCACCGCCTCCACCACCTGCGGATGTTATTGTTGAAAAACTTGAATTAGATCCCGTATTTCCTCCACTTCTTGAAGGAGGGGCTGCTGGCCCCCCAGACCCGGTTCCACTACCTCCACCACCACCGACTGTTATTGGAAAAGCTGTTGCTGTAACTGATATATCACCTGCTCCTTCTATAGGACTTGCTGTGTAAGGTGTTACAGGAGATTTATCTTCTCTATATCCTCCTGCTCCACCGCCACCACCAGAAAAAAAACCTAATGCAGAACCACCACCGCCACCACCACCTGCAACGACTACATAAGAAACTTGATTGTTTGCTGGTGTGTTTGAAATTTGAGATACACAAAAAGTGCCTGGTCCTGTGAATGTATGAATTTTACAATTACCAGATGTGGTAATTGTTCCTCCAGTTGCTGTTACAAATGTTGCTCCTGTTTCAGCATCTTGTGCATTTTGAACATTAATCCAACCTTCAGTACTATCAACATAAACTAAAGTTATTGCTTGACCCTCTGTAGATAATGATGCACTTCCAGCTTGTCCACCAATTTTTTCTGACCCATTTGGTGTAACTGTTAAATTATTAGTTTGAAAAGTTCTTGTGTAGTCTGCAAGAGAAACAATCGCTCCAGCAGAACCTGCTGGTAAATTAACTGTAAATGCTCCACCACTTGTATTGCAAAAATAACCTTCACCACTAGCTGCTGTAAAAGTTGATGTTTTAATTGAACCTGTTTGCCAATCTACAGATCCTGATCTACCAAAACCTGATTGAGAAGCTCCAC